GAATTTATCTTAATGGCAAAATACGCAAGAGGAAAAAAATCTTACGCAATAAGCGACAGAAGTGGTCTTAGGGTCAGATACTCTAAGCTAAAAACCACTTGGGATGGCTTGCGTGTTTCGCCCGAAGACTGGGAGCCAAAGCACCCACAGCTTACGCCTGCAAAGAATGTTGTTGACGCCACCGCGTTGTTTAATGGTCGGCCAGATACCGATCCTGAGAATGTGGCAGTATTTATTGGGTTTACCCAAGACTGGACAATAGACCCACGTCTCCTGCCGCCTATCGGAGTTCTTGGATATGGTGGAACTGGTTTTATATCTATTGATCTGAGCAGCGTACCTAGCCCATCAGGACTGGGTGGCACAGGCGGCACGGGCGCAGAATTACTAGAGCTGACAATAGCAGAGACTGGTGTGGGCGGTACGGGTGCAGTTGGCGTGGAAATTCCAGCAGCATTTGTCACAGGTGTATCTGGTGGCGGCGGTGCAGGCGCAGTCGGCGTTGAGGCTCTGAGCATATCAATTGATGAGGCTGGCGTTGGTGGCACAGGCGCAGTCGGCGCTGAAAGTATTGAACTTGAAGGCTGGGGACAGTCTACTTGGGGTTCAGGAGAGTGGGGTGATGGGTCATGAATTACACAACATTAAAAGCAAATATCCAGAATTTTTTGGAAGACGATTCCACAGAGCTGACGGCGTCAATTGATGAGATCATAGAGCAGGCAGAGGCGATGATCTTCTCGCGCCTTCCAAATCTGCCGTGCTTTAGGCAGACATCTTCAGCAGCTAACCTAGTTGCTGGAACTTCTGACTATGTCGTGCCAACTGCACGGATGATCAGGCAGGTGTCGGTAATAAGTTCAAATGTTACGTCGTACCTTGATCACAGGATAGATTCGTATCTGCGAGACTTCTGGCCCAACGCCACGCTGCAAGCCACGCCAAGGTTTTACAGTACAAAGTCATCCGCTACGGCTGGGACTACGATCACAATCGCCCCGACGCCAGACGCCGCTGATCCATACTTAGTGGACTTCATAGCACCTGAAACTGGGCTAAGTGCTGCTAACGCCACTAACTGGGTTGGCGAAAACGCAGAAAACCTTTTACTATCCGCGTGTCTATACGAGGCATCAGCGTTTCTCAAAGCTGGAGAAACATTGGCTCTTTACAAGACACAATTTGACGAAGCACTGCAATTGTTTGTACAAGAGATGCAACGCGATTACGCAGCAGAATATAACGGAGGTCTATAATGGCTATTACACAAGCGATGAGTACACTATTTAAGAAAGATGTTATGCTGGGTGATCAGCACTTAGACAGCGACACTCTTCACATTGCGCTCTACACAAGTTCAGCAACCCTGTCGGCAGCAACAGACGGTTACATAACAGCCAATGAAGTGGCTAACGGTAACGGTTACACTACTGGCGGCGAGGCTCTAGGAACCAAGTCGGTTATTGAAAATAGCACCAGCGGTTGTTTTGATGCAGCCGATCCAGAGTGGACTTCGGCCACATTTACTGCTAGGGGCGCATTAATCTACAACAAGACACTGGGTGATGCCTCCTCAAACTCAAGAGGCGCAATCGCAATCTTGGATTTTGGTGGTGACTTCACCGTCAGTGGGGGCACCTTCAAAGTCGTTTTTCCTGCCCAGACCAAAGACACCGCCATAGTGAGGATTGATTGATATGACTAGTACCTTTGTAAATGACCTCCGTTTAAATGAACAGGGGACTGGAGATAACAGTGGCTCTTGGGGAACGGTTACGAATACGAACTTAGAATTAATTGGCGAGGCTCTGGGCTTTGGGGAACAACAGGTGTTTCCCCAAGATCAAAACGCTGATACCACAATAGCAGATGGCGCGTCTGATCCAGCACGGGCTATGTACTTTAGAGTTACATCCGCTGGCAATTTAACAGCTACTCGCCAAATGACTATAATTCCCAATACCACTAGCCGATTAATGTTTATTGAAAACGCCACCAGTGGCTCTCAAAGCATCTTGGTTAAATGTGGGTCGGACAGTGCTGGTGATAAAGTAACTATCCCCACTGGGCTAACCAAGGTTGTTTATTTAACTGGTGCGGGGGGAAGTGGCACTGTCGTTGACGCCTTCGCCGCGTTGTCTGTTGATGATCTCTTGGTTGATGACGATCTGACGGTTACGGATGATTTGGTTGTTGGTGGATTAGCCACAATCGGTGAAACTCTTGCCGTTACAGGCGTCCTGACCACCACGGCTGCGACTGTGTTTAATGGTGGGTTTGCTAGTAATGCTGATTCTACAATTACTGTTGATGATAACGGGTATAACTTAACTCTTATTTCTACGGATACTGATGAAAACTCTGGCCCAAGATTAAAGTTTTTTAGGAATAGTGCAAACCCTGCTGCTGATGATTTTATAGGTTTAATAGATTTTACTGGTGAAGATGCTGGTGGAAATGAAACACGTTACGCTAACATTGTTGCTCAAATTGCTTCACCTGTCGCTGGCGGAGAAGGCGGCAAGTTTATAATAGAAGTTGCTTCCCATGATGCGGGAATGGAAACTGGTTTTGAAATAATAGATGGTAATGCTAACGGTGAGTTAGATGTAAATATTGGTAGTGGTACTTCTTCTGTAACTACTATTGCTGGCACACTTACATCAACAGGCACTGTCGGGGTTAGGGCCGCAGCAGCAAGCGCAGTTGCTTTAACAGTAAAAAGCACTGGAAATACAGCTTCTGCTCTTGTTGTTCAACAGACGGGCAACACAGATGGGTGGGGACTTACGCCAGATAATACCAACGGTAATTTAGACTTTGTTAGAATTGGTGGTGGCGCTGGTACATATTTTAGGATTGGAGTAGACGGGTCAGTATCCACACCCACACTAGGTTCAAATAACGTAAGACTTGGCGAAAACGCAGGTAATACGATAGCCTCTGGCGGTAATTCTAACGTCTGCATAGGCGTCAACGCAGGAACGGCAATCACGACAGGGGATAATAACGTAGCCGTGGGTTTTGATGCATTAACACTTGAAGATGGAAATGGATTTAATGTAGCTATTGGTCATTCCGCACTTAAAACTCTTAACGCAGGTGCATCTGGGTTCAACACCGCAGTGGGCCACGAAGCAGGAACATTAATCGATCTGGGCATACATAACACCCTTATAGGCGGACGTGCTGGTGATAAACTTGCGCATTCTGATTTTAACGTAGCAGTAGGTGTTAACGCTTTAGGTGCAGATACTTTAGGTTTTGGTTCAGTTGCTATTGGTGTGAGTGCTTTACAAACAATGGACTTTACTTCTTCTACTGAAACTCGTTGTACGGCAGTTGGGTATCAGGCAGGAAAATTAAATCAAACAGGTACAGACAATACGTTAATTGGCGCACAATGTGGCGATGCAATTACCACAGGATTTCAAAATACGGGTGTCGGACATGATGCTTTAGGCGCTTCAGATGATGGGCAAAATAATGTTGCAGTTGGTTTTTTAGCTTTAAATGGTAACTGTGGGGATAATAATACTGCTGTGGGTGAAAGTGCCCTAGCTGTTTCGACAGGGACAAATAACCAGTGTTTTGGTAATTCTGCGGGGGCAGCAATTACAGGTGGTAACTACAATACAATTGTTGGTAATCATACTGGAAACGGTGACAGCGTAGACATCCGTGGCGCAGACAACAACCTTATAATAGCTGATGGTCAGGGTAATGTTAGGATTTCATACAGAAGTGATGGTAATACTTTCCAAATACCTGATTTGTATAGCAATACAAGTTCGGGTTCTGCAAACATGGTTGCTCTTGCTAGTGGGACAATTGCTAGAGCAACCTCTTCGTTAAGGTATAAAAAAGATGTAGCTGACGCTACTCATGGCTTGTCTGAGGTACTTAATTTAAGACCTGTTACTTATAAAGGCAAAGGTGGAGAAGATGGTGATACTGTTTATGGTGGATTAATTGCAGAAGAAGTTCATGCCGCTGGATTAACGGAGTTTGTAGAATACGACACTCAAAACAGACCTGATGCTCTTCATTATAGCAACATGGTATCTCTCTGCATTAAGGCTATTCAAGAACAGCAAGCCACAATCACGGCATTAACTGACCGTATAGCAGTATTGGAAGGATAAGATATGGCAATTACATTTACATGGTCTGTAGCAGACATGCACAAAGTTACTGAAACAGGTGCAGTATATAAGGTTGAGTGGTCTTGCAGTGGCGTAGATTCTGACACTGAGGTACGCCACAGTCGTTCAGGGTCATACTTGCATACCAAAACTGTTAATGTTGCAGAGGTTACAAAAACCGCTGATGAAGTTACAGGTCGAGATAGTGATGGTAATGATGTTACGGAGTCCGTTACAAGAGTTGTAAGTGAAGCACACACAGAAATTGTACCTGTCACACCAGACCACACGGCATCAGGGTTCAAAGCCTATACAGATTTAACTGAAGCAGATGTGTTAGCTTGGTGCAAGGCTGGCGGTGTAGGCACTAAAGCTGAGAGCCTAATTACTAACGCAATTAACGGCAAGATAGCTGCTCAAGTTAACTCTACAGGTATGCCGTGGGCCGCTGAATAATTTAACCCCAACCAAAGGAGATCACAATGGCTGAGAAAAAAACAAACACCATTACGATCAATGATAAATCTTACACTGAAGACCAACTAAATGACACCCAGAAGGTAATGGTGAAC